AGCAACTACGTCTCCTTTACTAGCTGGGTCTCCATCTGTATTGGCTGCACTTGCTTCCGCTGCTGCTTCTTCTTGTTCTTTGAAGTAAGCTGCTGACTCGTCAGTGTGCTCAATGAATCCAGCTTCTAGTAATTGTTCAGGAGTAGATTGCATCTGAGATTCAGATACTAAATCCCCTGAGTTCGCGATTTTGTTGTAGTTAAGAGACATTGCAATCACAACCACTTTAAATTTTAATTCCGATCTTTTCATTATTCCTCAGTTTTAATAGTTCCTATTCTGTCAATTGATACCGGAATTGCTAATGGTGCAGAAGCAATCTCAAACCAGTGAGCTTTCTTAACCGGGTCAATATAGTTGTTTAAGTACATTTCAGACTCAATTGGCGTAATGAACTCAGGGAATTCTGCATTATCCTTGTCTCTTTGGATAGCAGGAATACCAGCGTATGCTGTAATACCTTCAAAATCCTCAGGCAATACAATAACTGTATCAGCTGCCAAATACTTAGTTTGCTGCCCAGCGTCATTCGTGTAGAATGAATTGTAAGTCCAAACGTTTAAAACGTAATCAGCATCAGCAAACTGACCTTGGAATACCATTCCAGTTGCTTTATCAAATTGCGGCATACCTAAGTCAACTCTAGAAATTCTTCTAAAATCAGCTTCTTCTTTTACTTGTGCAGAAGCTTTGAAGTTAGCGAAAGCAGTCTTACCCATAATAACGTTCATTTCGTTACCAACAGATAATCCTTCTTCTCTAATGAACTCAGCCATGTTTCCAATGTCTGTCATCGGAGTACAGTTTGCTGAATCACTCCAAACGTCAGTTCCAGTTAAAGCAACTAAAGAAGCAGCTTTACGCTTGTAATCAATATTGTCTCCGTTCTTCAACGTAACGATACCAGTTTGCAATACTTCAGATCTTTGAATTTCAATTGCTCTAAGAATTTTATTTCTTAGTTTTTGAATGTACTTATTAGTTTGATTAATCATACTAACAGCATCAGGAGCAGAAGGATTAGTTCTTTGTCCGAATGTTACATTGTAACGGTCACAAGATGTAAAGTCAAAAGACTCGTTATAAAATGGCGGCTCAAATAATTTCTCAGTAGACTTACTGAAAATATTTCTTACCGGGTCAGTACAACGCTGAACATCTACAGCAACTTTCTGTAAATTACGTTCTACTTCAATTCCTACCTGCTTTTCAATAGTTGTCTGCGAAGGAAAAAATCCTGCAAATCCTAATTGAACTGGAGCTTCATCACTAAAAGTCTTTAAGATAAGCTTCGTGATATTTTCTCTATGTTGATTTAATGTAATCATAACTATTAATTATCAAATTTTAGTTGTTTTCTAATTCCTTTCTTCAAGGTGGAATCCTAAACCTTCTAAGACGTCTCTTAACGCTTTTGTTCCTACTGTAGTGTCCAAGGTGACTCCATCAGGAAGTCCAATCATTCCTTCTGCGATTGTTCCTTTTGTACAATAGTTAATATTCATTGTAGCTCCAATAGCCATTACATTTTCAGTAGTCTCAGTAGAGATACCAATAACGTCAGCTAAGTTACCCGCAATAACTGGAATCAATCCATCTACTACACCAACTTCTCTAGCAACTAGCTTGAAAGGCTTAGTAGTAAGCTCAGATCCTGAGTTATTTTTGAAAATTCCCTCCTCGTATCTGTTGTCAAATACGAAAATATTTTTGTGCTGAAAATCTACTGTACTTTGATTTCTAGTCACATTTCTTTGATCAATTGAGTTTTGGCTCATTTTTACTTAATTTTAGATTCAACATTCTTGTAGAAATCAGCAGCCTCGCTTTCAGCTGGCCCAGCGTCAGCAGAAGTACCCGCATCAGAAGTGTCAATTGCATCAGCAGATTCTTGCTCATATCCATTTCCTTTTCCTGAGCTCGCTGCTAGAACTAAAAATTCTTGCGACTCAGTTTGTGAAATATTTTTACCTGATTTCACCCCAGCAATAGCTTTTTCGCTATCAGCGTTTGCATGTGCAAGCCATGCTCCAGCTCTGTCATTTTCTTGTGCTACACCTGCTTTTATACCTTCTTCTCTACCTGCGGCAAAGATTTGAGCGTATGTTTCAGGATGTTGCGATTTTAACTCATCAATAGTCATCTCTTTATTATTTTGATTAATATTACCTTCGCCTTCGTGGCTAGATTCCGTTTCATTGGCTGCACTTGCTGCGGATGTTTTTCCGTCATTACTTTCAGCGCCTCCAAAGTTGTTTATAAATTTAATGGCTTCTTGTAGTCCTCCAATAGAGTCAACAAAAGTTCCCATAATTTCGTCTCCTGTGAATACTTTACCTGTTCTATGTTCTTCCGTAGTAGTAGGTCTGTTTTTAGCAATCATTGCCATAAACTTTTCGTTGGCTGGGTCTAAAAATTCCTTTTGTAGAAATTCAATATTACCCTGCAACGCTTTTTCAAAGTATTCATTTTTGTGAACTGATTCAGATGCATAAGCTTTTACAGCAAAGCTACCTTTTTGAGTTTCAGTAATTCCTATAGGAAAAGACTCAAAACTAATCATTGTTCCAATAGAACCAACTCTTACTTGTTTAGTTTCCGCCATTACTGTAGTACATGCAGAAGCAATTCCATACATCGCAGAACAAGCAAGTCCTCCGTCTTCAATTACTGCTACAACTGGAGTTCCATTAGCTTTGACTTCTTGTATAGCTTTTTCCATTGCAAACATTGCGTCAGCTGAACCTCCACCTGAATCGCACATAAGTACTATTCCTTTAACGTCGCTTCTCTTGGCTGCTTTTTTCATGTTAGCAGATATCTGCTTAGTTCCATAAGTAGAACGTCCTCCAGCTCTAGTAATAGGTCCATCAAAGTTAAATAAACCAATGTAGTTATGTTTCGTTTCTCCGCTTGCATCAATTTCGCTTGAAGCTAGAGCAAGCCTGCTGTCCGTATCGTAAAAACCAAACGAGTTCATTTTCTCGTCTGAATCTATAGTTACGACTCCGTTCCTGATGTCTTTTAAAGTATTCATCAATGAAGGTAGCGTAATCGGGTCAACCATCCATGGTGTCGCACCGTATAATTCTCTTGCTAGTTTTACATCCATTTTACAAATATACTGTTTTTTAGTTAATAATTAATTTTATTTTTAAGAATTTAGAAAAACCAAAAGATATAAGACAAACCAATTGAAGCGTTTATGTTTCCTTTAAAGTCTACTCCAGTATGAGCAGCGAGCCCAAGTCTTTTGATTGGATAGACTTTTGTTTGCGATAAAATTCCTGTTATTCTAGTATTTTCATTTGAAGAACTGACACTTGCTGTCATGTGGTATTTAAACCAACTCCTTTTAGTTTCTCCGAGTACTACTCTTAATTTTGTTTCATAATCCAAGGAGTCAATATATATATCGTTGTTAATAATACGTCCGCTTATTTCCATATCCTTTTCCAAGAATTTAAACACAGATACTCTTTTAGTAGTATTACTTATTGTATCCTTGTATTCGTGTGTTTTAAGCTCCGTCTTTAAGTTTCTTACATTAGTTTGAGTACTTATAACTAAAGCAGCGGAAACACGCTTATTCTCTTTAATCATAGCTTTTAAAGAATCGTCCTTTATCCATATTGCTTTTCTCATTTCTTCATTTGTAGCAATATAGGATTTGTTCTTAAAAACCAACATTCCGTTCTTTGTCTTGTAAGAATTTAATTCGCTTTGATTTATTGTTGCGTTTTCAGTTAGTCTACTATTGTCTTTTATTTCTCTAAAGTAGTACACAGCCAAAAAAGCTATAATTAAACAAAGCACAATTATCACAATATTTTTACTATTATTTACCATGCCCATTTTGATATTATAGTTAAAACTATCATAAGTATACTTGCTCCTATAGTTGCCCAAATAGTCTGGTTCAATGTAAACGTGTATTTAACTTGATTTTTTCTGTGGAATTTATAAGTAGCTTTAAAATCGTCAGGAAAAAATATAGCTAAGTAGAATTTCTTATCATACANGTCCAATGCGTTTGCTGATACCCATCCTGTAGTAAGCAGCCAAAATACGTTCGTATTTAAAGCTAACGAAAAGAACAAAGCAAAACCATAAACTTCATATAATAAAGTTCGTTCTAGATTTCCATAACTTTTTTCTCCTAACATGTCAACTACATAATGTAAAGGAATGTTGATTAAGTTGCCTATATACATTGAAAATGCATAATCCCTAGTGATTGCGAATACTGTGGTGTTTATTACTGCTCCGATTGTTCCGTGTACGTTGCTATACATTATTTTATCCTTCTATTTATCCAACCAAAGAAAAAAGCTTTTTGTACTGGATTGTTCTTTATAATTCTATGGTACTTTTCAAACTGTAGTCCATTAATAGTTTTGATAATTACATTATCTACTTCCGATACTGTTCTACTTCTTCTACTTGATGTTCCTCCGTACTTTGCCAAGGCTGCAAGGGTTAGCGCTCCTAGTCCTCCGTCTACTATTAAAGGCTTTTCTGATGCATTTAAACAGTTCAAGGCTTCTTGTAAGAACTTAGCTGCTTGGCCTGGACCCATATTGACACCTACGTCAAATAGCTTTTCCCCTAGTTTATAACTTCCGGTAGCTGCTACGCTGTCCAAGTTGTTAACATTCCAATATCGTTGCTTATATAGTCTTTCAACGTACAGCATTAATATCTCCGAAGCGTCTTCTATTTTTTTAGTGTTATTAGCTGTTCTCCTTGTGTCGTTTCCAAGTAAATCGTCTACTAATTTCCATCCTTCCCAATTCGGGTTGCTTTTACGTGCGATTCCGTAAACAGTTTGACCGCCTGTGTCGTGTGGATTGTTGTCATAAACACCTTCGTGCGAAAGTGTGTTCTCTAGTGCTCTTTTAAATGGATTCATGGTTTTGTTTTTTCAGTTTCTAAATATTTTTTAAATCTTCCGTTCGCTTTGTCAAGTGCTTGCCTTGCGTCCTTTGGTATGTACAGCAATGAAATTGCTATTACCTCCAATATAGTACTTATTTTCTCGTAATTAGTAGAATAGTCTTGATTTGTTGTTATGGATTCAATTCTAGTTAAAAAACCGTCATTAAACTCCTTTCTAAACAAGTCGTAACATTCTGTCATATACCTTGAATCTTCCTTTTCAATACTGTACTTAGACATAAATACTTTAATAGCTTCATCAGCGTATTTGTTAGAGGAACAACTGATAGTAAGTGAAACTAAATATTTCAGCATGTTTGGATCCTTACTGGACAAGTCCTTTGTATCTAAAAAATCCTTCAAGTCTTCAACTATAAAGTTAATCTCCAGTACAACTAGCTTTTTGACTAGCTTTGATTTTATCTCGTCACTTTCGTCGTTAGTAGTAAAGTCAATTTTAAGTACTTGGCTTTTTACTGTTTCAGCTACATTGAATAAATTATGGAATTTCAAATTTTCAATAGGCTTTACCTTTTCTCTTTTTGAAATACTATCAATAAACTCTGAGACTTTTTTTCTGTACACGTATGCTATAAAAGCAATGGTTCCTAAAAAAGGAGAAGTTTTAATTATTTGAGCTATTGCTGGAATATCTGTTACTGTCATGGGGTTAGTTTTTATTCTGATTTAAAGGATTTTCCTCTTTTGGTTCATTATGCGGTTCTTTTGAGTACTTGTCATAGTTTGACAAATAATCTCCTTGTCCTAAAATCTCAACAGCTTGCTCTCTGCTTATTAAAGCATCTGTTTCACTTTCTTTTCCTAGCATTGCTCTGACAGCTTTCACTTCTTTTAGCGGGTCAATGTGAGGTAAGTTGCTTCCTGTGAATTTTGATTTTAAATATGAATTTTTAGTTATGTAATCTCCTGCTGAAATAGCTTCCAAAAAGCCTGGAGCTTTGATTGTTCCTTTCATTACTTGTAATTCCAAGAACAAAGCTTGAATATTCTTGTAATAAGATTTAGAAAAGAACTCTCTATATATTTTGACAATATAGTCCCATCCATTAATAGCAGCTCTAGACGAACTATAGTTTTGCTCATATACTTGCATAGCTACCTCGGGCGGTATATCAATAGATGCACATAAATAAGAAAACACAGCTTTAGAAAATTCCTTAAACTGACTTTCCGTTGTGCTTTCAAGCGCTTTTAGTTTTGCTCCAATAGGCATGTTAAAAGTCTGCTTCTGTGTCGTAGCAGTAATGGCGGCAGCGGTTTTTTCTCCAAGAGCGTGTCCACTTGTCTCAGCTGCCGCGTTATTAGCTAGTCCAGCTGATATTTTAGCTCCTTGTATAAAAGGACTTTCTCCGTCTGAATCTGCATCGTGCTCTACTGACAAAACGATTTTCGCACGTTCTTCCGCACTACCTACAGAAGCCTCAGCGTATCTGTCCATCTTGTTTACTTTCTCTAGTATGGCAGTGATTTTAGGAATACCACGTACATGATCAATCCTATGCTTATCTCCGTACTCCATCCATGCCATTATGGTTCCAGTTCTAGAGTTCCTAGCTTTCACTCTTTTGTGCTTACCAAGTATTTCTCCTGATTCTTTTGAATAAACAAAGTAAGCAACATGCTGACCCTTTTTATTCTTTTCTACTCCATAAGAAAGAGTATTTCCTCTTTCCTTTACTTGACGTAATAATGTTTCGTCGTATGGACTTGACACGTACTGTCCATCAATTACTTGAACAGTCATATTAAGATTTTTGTCTACTCTTAATATAACTAAACAGTCACCTCCTAGAAAAGCCGTTTTAAAAGCGTCATTTGCTAAGTCGTGTACATCTTGCATTCCATCGTAAGAAGCTTCCTTAGATGAAGCGTATGTAGCAAATAAAGCCTCAAATTGTGGCTTAAAAGTTTTAGCATTAAATCCAGTTGACTTTAAAAGTAGTTCATTGGGCTCGGATTGCATTTTTAGTCCAGTACCTATAATCCACTTAAAAAACTTTCCAGTAATGATTTTTACTAAGTCTCTTTTCAAGTTAGCGTCATAAGCTCTATATCTTAATCCTCTAAAATTTGGCTGAGAGTTAATATAAGGTCCAATCTCGCCTGGAGTTTTTTCTCCGTCAAATGATTCAGTTATGACTGGATAAGATACTCCTCTAGATCTTGCTCCGTAGTATGATTCTTTAGTTGGACTAAACTCTTCTTTTGGAGTTGAAATATCCTGTTTTACATGCTCTATGGCTGCATGTGTTTCTTTTTCTTTTCCTGTAAAAAAGCTCATGTTTATCTGTTTAAACCGGAAGCGTCTCTCATGACCATCATTCTTCCGTTATAGTTGTTAACATACCTTTGTTTCATTTTCAACAAAGCCTCTAATCCTTTTTCTAAGTCTGCAACGGAGCGATATATTGTCTTTACTTTCATTTGACCATCGTCCATCCAGTACTCGTCTATAGTAGCGGTATCAATGCCTTCAAGAAGTTTTCCTTCCATTGCAGTAATAAGGTCATCTATAGCATTAATCTTCTCCAAAAGCGTTGATTTGCTTTGGATATAGACTGATATTGTACACGTTGTAAATCCCATACTTATAATATATTTATACAAATATACTGTTTTTTTTACATAAAAAAAGCCCTTACAAATGATAAGGGCTTTTTATTATTTCTTTTGATATTTATTATGCTAAATCAGGAGCCTCTATAAAGCTTGAAATAAGAGTGTATCTATATCCGTTATTCGGAGTAAATACAACCTCGTTTTCAATTGTTTGTCTTTTTATGCTGCTAAATAAAGATCCGTCATGCTTGCTGCATTTCAAGTGCAGGTCAGAAATAACATAATCGCTACCGCAATCATAAGAAGCTTCTAAGACTTCATTAGTTTTTGAATTTTCGCTTGGGTCAGCATCTATTAAACTGAATCCCATAGAACCTACCATACAGATAAGAACTAATAATAGCTGAAAAAAATGTTTCATTTAAGTAAATATATATCCAATATACTTTCTAGACTGTAAATATAGTAAAATATATTAATACAACAAAAAAGAGCTTCTGATTTAACGGAAGCTCTTTCTAGAAACATTAATATAAATTAAACAAATCATGAGCGAGGTTGGTTACCAATCAACCTCTTGAAGTAATTATAAAGCAAATGTACAACAAATATTTTAAACAAAAAAGCCCGATACAAATATCAGACTTTTTAAGCTTCAAAACCAATGAAAAAACAATTACCTTACTAATTTAGAATTAATAACCCTACAAATATAGTACTTTTTTTTACGCTAACATATAATTAACAAAATCAGCCCACGTAAAATCTTTGTATTGACTTCCACTACGTCGCACCAAGTCTATATATATAGCTGGTACAGCGTTATTATACAATCTTGTATCCAAGAAGTGATTTTGTGACTGCGAAGTCCTTTTAACCCATTTGAATCCTACTACGTCGCCATTCTTTACGTCCTCTATCCGCTTTTCTCCTTCAAAGTGTATAAAGAATCCTTTTGGAGTATACTTACCCTCACTAGGCTGTGGAAAGTTCATAAATCCTGCTGGCTGCGATCCATCAACGCCTGGACGTAATTTCATGTACTGTGCTAAATCATCTTTCATTTGATTTACTTGAACTAAATAAAGATTCTTTCCTTCTCTACTTCGCTTTATATGCGGAGTATCCTTGCTACTACGTCTGTAATCTGCTTCAACGTCTCCTTTTAGTCCTATCACTGTTATTCCAGTTCCCTCGTACATGTTTATAAAGTCTTTGGCTAATCGTGTAAAGAAACCCGTATCCACTACGGAAACAAGCGCTATCATCTTTTTTCCACTTTCGCAAGGCCATTCTTTTCTAATAATCTTGTCAAACTCGGGCCAAACGCTATTCTTTACTCCGTGCATGTACGTCCACTTTTCTCTATCAAAGTATCTAGCTTTTTCTAGCTTGCTCCTATCTCTAGTTCTCTTAAATGTTCCAATACTACCTTGATCAATTGAATACGTTTGTCCGTTTGAAGTATGCGCCATTACTTCATAGTCTAACCTTACATCTTCAGCGCCTGGATCCATAACACCGTTTAAATCGCATGCAATAGATACCATGACTATTTTACCATTTCCATCGTCCTCGCATGTATTATCAGGAACAACTCCTACTTGATACTCTCTAGTATTAGACATTATTTGAATTGAAGTAGGAACTTCTCCTTTTTCCTCAAATGGAATTCCTAGCCTAACATTGTTGAACACTTTTAGCAATCTTACTACTGGTTTACGACCTGGAGGACAAGCTTTGAGCCATTCGTTTACCATGTCTACCCAAGTAATAAATCCCGGAGGTATAATCAAAGAATTCATATAATAGCTTCTAGTATACCTATCCTTTGGCTTAGCTGTGGCAATCCACTTACCATTCCTATTCAATTCATGCTTGTCGTTGTTACTTACTCTGTGGCGGCAATTTGGACACTCAAAGGCAACTGATTCTTCTATTAGTTCGTCTTTCTCGTTAAGCTCCCAAACAATTCCTCCGTAAGAACCATCCTCTCTCTTGATTCTCCAGTCACTAGGCATCCATTCCTCGCAGCTTGGGCAGTTCCAATGCCATTTCCTTTTGTCTCCTTCTTCGTATACCTCATATATATTTGATGTTTGAGTTATTGTTGGAGTAGATACGTAAAACGTTTTAGCTAAGTTACCGTAGGATGTTTGTCGTCCTTTAACTAGCTCCCTAATACTACCCTCTACCTTATCAGCTGTAGGCGCATTATCAAAGTCATCCATAAATACATTCCTAACACTAAAGAAACGAAATTTACCCGCATTATTTGTTCCCTCAATAATTGCACTACCTCCAGCAAACTCTTTTGAGAAATCTGTATCCCCTGAACGCTGGCCCGACTTTCTAATAGCATTGGGACGAATTAAATCCTGCAACCCACTTGAGCGCATTAAAGGATCAAACCTCGTGTTGATAGTTTTTTTTGCAATTTCTTTATCCGATGCAGTAAATAAAAAGTTGTCTGGGTTTTCTGATATAATCCAAGCCATACCCGGTACAATTACTCCTTGAGTAATACCGGATTGAGCTCCTTTCATAACAGCTATAGTACGAAAAGGATTTTTTGGATGTAAATTGTCAATTATTTCCCTTGCATAAGGCGATAAATCGTAGCTAAACTTACCACTGAATCTTGATACATCTCGGGTAAGAATAATATTTTTCTCAGTCCATTCACTAGGAATTGCTTTTATTGTTTTGAAGCCATATAGTTTATCAATGGATTCTTGTAGCTTTTCAAGCCATACTTTCTTAATCTCCATATACTAGCGTATTTTGTTTTTTATATTGCTTACAATCGTTGAATAATGTCCTTGTCTGCTCGCTATGCTTTGAGCTTGCATAAGCTTTACTAAAGGAATACCATTTACATAAGCTAAGGACTGTAATAATGATCTAATCTCAATATAAGACTCAGGGTCTTCCAGGTTTGAATCTTTTAAAGTTTCCAAAGCTACATCAAGTTCTTTGAAATACTGACTCTTTAATTTACCTTTTTTTGATATATGTTTTTCCTTCGGGCCAAGCTTGTGAGTTGGCAGTACTCTGATAAGTTTTTTCATGATTTCTATTTTCTTTGACCTCTACTTCTGACTACTGTGTACTCCTCAACAGCTTGCTCAATTGAAGACAATGCCACTTCTTTTGCTCGTTCTATTACGTCAGCTAAATGTATGTTTAACTTGTCCGTGACTTCTGATAGTTTTTTTCTGTCTCCACCTGCAAGCACGTCACAAAATATACTGGCAAGATTTTCCATGTCTGACTGGAAAGTAGAAAGTATTGTTTGATTATGAACTCTATTTATTTCAAAAACTAAATCCAATGGAAGTAATTTACCTGCAAGCTTCTCCAGTTCAATAGCAGCTTTTTCAGCATTACGTTCTTTTAATATTGTTTCAGCTTTTTTCTTTCTAGTATCCCAATCTAAAGTTTCCTCTTCTGAATCTCCGTTCTTAGCAGCTTCTTTTTTTAGTCGCTTTTTTTCATCAATTTCCAGTTTAGCTAGCTTTCTTTCAGCGTGCCATGCTTCAATCTTTTCTTGGGCTGCATCTCTTCGTATTTGCGCTTGTGTTCTTTTACCTGTTCTCTTTACTGGAGTTCTTTTAGGTAAAGCTTTTTTGATTTTTTCACTGTGCGCTTTGCTTTTATTAGCTACCTCCTGAGCTTGTAATTTAGTAGCCTCTTCCAATGCTTTTTTCTTTTTAACTTTCTTGCCTGAATCTTTTGCTTTGTGTACTATTTGATCGTAAAGCTCCTGTATTCTTTCTTCCTTTTCTTTTGCTCTTTTTTCCAGGCGCTCAGTGTACCTGTCGTAGAACACAACATTCTTTTTTTCGGAAAAATCCAACTTGTCGTTTAAATTAAGGACTAAAGCACCTCTTCGGATATTATTTGTCACAATTACCTGAGTGGTACCGCATAAATCTGCGAATCCTTTTCTAGTATACTCAGTCATGCCTAGTTGCTTAATGTGTTGCTATATTTTTTACCTGTTAAGTATTGGGTGACTTTTCTGTACCATGGAACGGGTTGTTCTGCTTGCATTTTCATAAATGCGGCAGCTAGTTTTTCTTGCTCCAATGAATCTGTAAGGTCTAAGGTAAGGTCAAGCATATTTTTTAACTTAACCAAGTCAGAATACTCTAATACTGGTTCCAAATGTGTTGCAGTACCAAAAAAATAATGGGTAACCGCTAAATAACCTTGTTTTGTCTCGTGGTTAAAGACTAACCTGAAAGAACTTTGTTTAAATTCAACTTTTTTGTCTGTAAGGACTTTGCCCTCGTTTTGCTGTGTGCTCATTTTTTTTGTTTTTTGTCTCCAGTTGGCTGCACTTTTCTAAACTATTTTAAAAGGAGCTACTGTAAACTGTTAGTATTTATTTGAATTAAGCTAAATCAAGCGTTTTAAGCTATTATTATGCTTTTATAGTACAAATATACAATAATTTTAATTAAATGGCTATCATAGGGTTTGAAATCTGTGTCAAGTGTGTATAAAATGGCGTGCGGAACATAT